ACATTTGATGAGGTAGGATGGTTTTATCCTTCTGCTGGTTCTAATGAAGTTGATAGATATGTCACTTATAATTATGTCCAACAAACATGGTCTATAGGTAAATTAAGTAGAACAGCTTGGATTGATTACGGTATCTATCAAAAACCAAGAGCTGCACAAGGTTCTTCTACTGGTTATGTTTATTCTCATGAAACAGGATATGATGATGATGGCTCTCCAATGGATAGCGTTTATATTCAGTCAGGAGATATAGACTTACAAGATGGTGAGCAATTTGCTTTTGTTAGTCGAGTTATACCAGACTTTAAATTTATAGGAACAGACGGTGCTGGACCACAAACTGTTGATTTACTTGTAAGAATGCGTGATGCACCAGGTGGAACTTTCGTAACAGATGCAACGGTTCCAGTTGATGAAACAACACAAGTTAAAAATATTAGGGGTCGCGGTAGACAATTTGCATTAAAAATATCTAGTTATAATGATGATTCAACAAATACAGCAAATAGATTAGGTGTTGGGTGGAGATTAGGCTCTACACGATTAGATATTAAACCAGATGGGAGACAATAATGCCAAGATATGACATAAGACAGGCCTTCTCTTCTCTTCCTAGATTTAATAAGGATGATATAGATGCTGATACTTTGAATAGGTTGGTTCGTACAATTGAACAAAATCTTTTTCAATTAGACTTAAATGTAGTACCTTCTTACACAACAACGGAAAGAAATAGTAGAAAATTTAGTCCAGGTGGGTTAATATTCAATACAACGATCGAAGTACATCAAGCGTACGATGGCAATGCTTGGCGAAATTTATATGAACAAGTGTTTTACCCGACAGGAGTAAGTGCCACAAGTTCATTAGGAACAATAACAGTGGTGATAACATAATGGCATTACCAGCATTATTAGCAGCAAATGCAGCAAGAGTAGGTTTACCAGCATTAGCAAGAAAAGTAGGTTTACCAGCAATAGCAGGAAATCTATTACCCGCAGTATCTAAGAAGAAAGGGCTTCCAGCTTTATGGAGTAATGCTAAAAAAGTGTTTGGACCTTTTGGTGGAAGAGCAGGGGCAAGTAAAGCAGCTTCAGGAGCTAAAAAACCTCGTTGGGGTTCTGGAGCTTGGGGTACAACTAAAAAATTTGGAAAAGCGGCAATGAGCCCGTGGACATGGGGTGGATTATATTTAGCAGATTCAGCAACTAATTTTCGAGGAGGAAGACCAAGCCAATATGCTAAAGATTGGAAAAGTGATCCCTGGAAAACAGGGTTAACAACACTTGGAGGATTAGCAGGTTTAAGATTTGGTCCTAAAGGATTGCTTGGAGGAAAAAAATTACTAACTGGTTTAGGTTTGGGAACGGGTGGTTATGGATTAGGCTCTCTAATAGAGGGCGGTAAGAAACCTACACCATTTCCACAGGCATTAGCACAAGGTGTAACTTCTTTAGTTGGTAATAATGAAAACATTGAAAACACTTTAACTGATATAGCTGGTATGTATGCTCAAGGAGAATTAATGGATGCTTTAGGTTTTCCTCAAGCAGATCAATACTCTGACATGCAATTAAGAAACTATTTAGGCTCTAAACTTCTTGGTGGTTTTGAAGAAATTCCTAATATTGGATTAGCAAGTGGTTTAGGAAGTATTGGTCAATTTGATCAAACATCAAACACTTACGCTGATATAATTAACAATCCATATAAAGAACAAATAAAAAATAAATCAGGTATGTCTTCAATCACTGACCAAGATATTATAGAATTTTTAGGTAAGTATGGTAATAAAGATTCAGATTTATATGATAAAAAAGGTAAATTAAAACCAGAATCTATAAGAATGTTGATGTTAGTACAGGCATTACAACAACCAACTAATTTACCAATTGGAAATGCACAAACAAATATACAAGCAAGAAACGCACAAGCGAGAATGGATATTCAGAATCAATTTGGCGGAAAATTTAAAACAATTGATCCTAATCAATTATATCCTACTTACGCACAACCTAATGTTGCAATTAATGCGGCAAGTGGCGGAGAAGCAACTGGTCCTGGAACAGGAACAAGTGATTCTATTCCCGCTAGATTATCTGACGGTGAATTTGTTATGACAGCGGATGCAGTGAGGGGAGCAGGTAATGGAAGTAGAGCAGAAGGTGTAAGAAAAATGTATGAGTTAATGAGTAGTTTGGAGAATGCATAATGGTAGATAACCCAGTAGCAACAGCAGGATATAATGAGTTAATAAGCACATTACCAACAGCAACAGATTATATACCAGCAGGTAATGTTGAATATCAAATGGCTGACCCTTATATAAGGGCTCTTCAAGAATATTTATTTAATCAGGCTTATGCTGTTTCAGCTAACCCTCCTCCAATTGAAGCCCTCACAACTCAGATTGCTCCATTTAATCCTTTAGAACAAAGAGCTTTAGATTTAACATCAACAGGAGTAGGTTCTTACCTTCCTTATTTTAATAGAGGAATAGAAGTAACAGAAGGTGCTCTTCCTTTTGTTGGAGAAGGTGCATCTATAATGAGAGATGCTTATCCTCTTTATAATGAAGCTATCAGAGGGCAAAGAGACGCTGCTAATTTAGCAAGAAGTGGATTACAACCAACTGAAAGAGGAATTTACGAAGCGATTAATATGCTTAACGCTGGACTTGGTTCTTTTGATCAAAGAGCAGCTAACCATTATATGAATCCATATGTTAATGCTGTTTTAGAAAATCAATTAGAAGATGTAGATGAGTTTTATAACCAAAAAATAACAGATTTAAATACTCAAGCTGCCGGTTCTGGTTTAAGAGGTTCTGCACGAGCAGGTTTATTAGGTTTACAATTACAAAAACAACAGCAAGAAGCAAGACAAGATGCTATTGAAAGAGGATTAGGTACAGCATTTAATCAAGCACAAAATCAATTTAACTTAGAACAACAGGCATTAAGAACAGGTGCCCCAACTATGGCTAATTTAGGTCAATCATTTGGACAAACAAGAAGCGGTTTAGCGGCCCTTCTTTCTAATCTTTCTACTGGAATAGGTGGAATGGGAGGTAGTTTTGCTCAACTTGGACAAGGATTAGGAAACTTTGCCCCAGTTATGTCAGGAATTGGAAATGCATTTAATCAATATGGTAATAATTTACAAGGATTACAATTTAATGACATTAATGCTTTAACTTCTGCTGGACAAAGAGCAAGAGCTTTTGAACAAGCTGTTTATGATACACAAAGATCAAACGCTATGAGTATATATATGGACCCATTAAACAGAACTGCATATCAACAAGGGTTCTTAGGAATGTCTCCTAATACAGTGGGTTATGGTATGTCTCAACAACAAGGCCCTAGCCCTATGCAACAAACATTTGGTGATCCAGCTTTTACTTCTCAATTCCCAGGTGGAGCCGGAGCAGACACGAGAGGTTGGTTTGATAAGGCATTTGATTATTTCGGTTGAGAGTAAATTATGAATAACCCACCAATTATAAAACCAAAAATATTAAACATGGCAAGTAAATTTGCTAAAAGTCCTGCTGGAAGAGTAGTAGGTCTTTCCCCAATGGGAAAAGCAGCAATGGGTATTTTAGGATTAACTACTCTTGCCCCTCCTTTAACTAATAATTCTGAACAGCGTTCTGCAAATTTACCAAAAGATGCTGTTCTTGCTGGTGCTATTAAATCTTTAACAGGTGGTGATTCTGTTATTCCAGATTCTCAACCTTTAGAGATACAAGATAGATTAAATAATCTTACAGCAGGTTTAACTGCACTAGGACCAGTAGAAAAAAAGAAAAAACCAAAAAAACCAAAAGAAGTAAAAAAAGATGAATTAGCAGAATTTGATGATGCTAAAGAATTTAAAAAATGGATAAAAAAGAATACAGAAAAAGATGATGATGGAAATGTATCTTTTATTCAACCTATAACAAAAGAAAAAATTGGTATTGAAAGTTCTCCTGAAACTAATGTTTTATTATATGAAGTTTTTAAAGAACAAACAGGTAGAACAGGTGAAGCAGCAGAAGCTATTGTTAACATGGACACTGAATCTTTAAGTGAATTACAAGAAAATCCATATAAAACTAGCACTAAGGCTGATTTTATCAGCGATCTACAATTATTAAGAGGACAAGATATAGACCCTGTTAAAGCAACACGGGGTCAAAATATGGCTGTTGCAGGTGGAAAATTAGGAGCTTCTCTAGCTGGAGGTGCTGTGGCTTTTAAAACTCATCCCTATTTAACTCCTCTTGGGTTATATGCTGGTTGGAAAGGTGGGGAAGGTATTACAAAGGATTTAGTTGGATATCCTGAAGGTCAAGAAAGCAGTATAAAACCACGAGCAGAACAATATGCAGAAGCACAAGCTAGAATGTTAAAACCTGATTATAATAATCCTGGTAGAACAATGGCTAATTATGAAAATGAAAAGATTTTAGCACAAATGGATTATGAAAATAAAGAAGCTGCTGGTGCCTATGGACAACCTCAACAGTTAGCATTTAGAAAATCTGGATCAAATGATCCTTATGAATTAACGCCTACTCCTTTAACTCCATTAGAAATGCAAGAAATGAGTAAAGCTGGTTATGAATTTGGTCCAGCAAACTATGTTGATGAATTATTTTATAGACAGGCTGTATTAAGTGGTCGAGGAGGGGATTTAAGTGGTCCAAATGCTCTTGAAATACAAGAGGCTAGATTAAACAATGAATTAACTTTATCTAAAATAGCTAAGAATTATGCTGATATAGAAGAAGGTGATGGAGCATCACCTTTAATGCATAAGAAGGCTTTTAAAATAGAGTTACCAGGTATGTATTCAACAGCATCAAATGATAGATTAAAATATAATATAAGGCTGTTAGAAAGTGATAAAGGTGAATCAAAGTTTACAGCTGATCTAGATATTGCACCTATTATGTCTGAAATTTATAGAGCTGAAAGATATACAAAAGAAACACAAGAAGAAATAGAACAAGTAAGAAATCTTTTGGGTCCAGATACTGTTGGTTTAGCTCAAAGAGCAAATGATATTGTTAGAACAATAAATGCTTTAGGAGGAGGTTCTAGAGGAATTGATATTGAAATAGAATTTGAAACTGATGAAAATGGTGATGAAATATTAGATGATTTTGGACAACCTATATTAACTGATGAGTCACAAAGAGTTGCAGCAGAAATTTTAAGTAGGTGGGCAAAAAGATTTACTGCACAAAACATTACAACATTATTAGGTGAATCTAACAGAACAATATCTGATGCTGATAGAAAAAGAGCCGATGACATTGTTAATATTTTAGGAACAACAACAGATTTAACATCTGCTTGGATAGCATTAGATGAATTATTAAAAATATTTCAGAAACCTTCTGATAATGCTAATACAGCTTTACAAGCTCTTTACGCACAAGCAGAACAAAGTGGTTATTTAGACGAAGTAATAGAAGCAGAAAGGTCATTAACATCAGAAATAGAAAGAGGAGGATCAAGATTATCAGTTCCTCGTAGTAGTAGATTACAAATGAAAGAAGTGAATAGTAGCGACATTCCTGAAGACGCAGTTATAAGGACCATTAATCTAGTTGGAGATTCTTAATGGCTGTTGAAAAATTTTATAAAGGTGCTGATGGACAGTATTATAAGGTTGTTCAGCAAGGAGAAAACTTAACTGCAAAAGAAGAATCTACAGTAAGAAATAGACTAAATAAAAATTTATCTAAAAAAAATAAAACAAAAACCACCACAAAAGGTAGAAAAATTTATAAAGATGAAGAAGGAAACAATTATTCTGAAAGAACCACATCATTTGAAATGGATAATGGGAAATGGATAACCATCCCGACAGTTAATGATAAAGGCGGTCAATATAACCAAAGATTTTTAGAAGATTATGTAAGAAGAAATGGTCCGAAAGACCCATTAACAGGAGAAGAAATTCCTACACATAACACTGAGTCAGAAGCAACTTCTTATGCAAAAAGAAGAAGTGATTCATTGGTTCCTGAAAGACCAATATCTAGATCATTATACACTAACAGCGGAAAATTTAGAGGTGCTGATTATAAAACAGGTGTTGAAGGTTTTTGGAGAAGATGGGGTTTAAGTGGGGATAATTTTAAAGAAAAATCAAACGCCCTAGATAAGACAGTAGGAAAAGATGGTTATGTTGTTGATAAATTAGGAAACTTTTTATTAACACCAAAGGGCAGAGAAAAAATTGGACAACCAGGAAAAAACTTACTCGCTGTAGATTCTTCTAAATTTGAAGGTGCAGAAGATATAGCTGATTTTTTAGGTGAATTTGCAGAAGTCACAGCAGGTTCTATTGCTGGCGAAATTAGTGCCCAAAGATATTTTGCTAAACAAATCAATAACAAAGGATTTTATAGAAGTTTATTTAGAAAAGGAATGTATGGAAAAACTTATGGTGCTCTCCGTCATATACTTAATCCAGCTCAAAAAGTAGCTAGAACTGGTCTTATATATGCTCCTGGATATGCTGGGGCTGCCGCTGGTGCTTATGTGGGAAATGTTCTACATGAAGGTCAGCAATATGCAAGACAAATTAGTGATGAGCCTTGGGAATCAATAAATGACAGAGGTGAATATGAAGCAAAATTAGCTGGTGGTGCTTCTGTATTAGGAAATATGGTAACAAGAGGAATAGGAAGAGTTATAAAAACAAAAGCTGCTGAAAAACAGACAAGAGCAGTTTATGGAGATAAAGCATATGATGAGTGGCTTGAGACAGGAATATTAAAAGCTGATGAAAGAAGTGTTATGGGTCGCATCGAAAAGGGACTGATAGTAGATTTATGGGAAGAAATAGGCTCTTCCAATAGAGCAAGAGCTATAGCTTTTGTTGAACAAATAACTAAAAATAAAGACCTTAAAGACATAGCAAACGCTAGAACAATTCTCAAATTAATGAGAAAAGAGTTTGGTGAATCTATAAAAGATTTTAGTGATGATCAAATTATAAACACTGTTAAATTATACGCTGAGGGAAAAGAGAATGCTCTTACTAAAGCACTTGATTTAAAGAAAAAAGAAGTAGCTGGAAGTATAGCAGATAGTTTATCAGCTATGTTAAAACTTGCTCAAAAAGGAGAAGTGCCTATAGATAATATGACAGAATTATATGATGTTGTTAACCAAGCAGCTGGGATATCTGCCCAACAAGCAATTAAGAGAGCAGAAGTATTAGGTGAGCATGGATTTAAAAATATTGATGATCTCTTTGTTAATCTAGATGAGGCTTTAGATGTAATGAATGCTAGAGTAAGAGATGTTAAAGGAAGCTCTGACCCTATGGTAATGAGTAAAATGGATTATTTAAAAGGTTTAAAAGGAAATCAAAATGTAGATGATTTAAGATTTTTAGTTGATGAAAGTGGTGATGTCGTATTTGTTACTCAAGGAGGTGCACAAAATTTTATTAATACTACAAATGTTGCAGAAGAATTAGGAAAAATTAAAAAACAATTTGGAAACAGAGGAATAGATGTATTAATAGAAGAAGGGGGTCCTTTAGAAAAGTTATGGAAAAATTTAGATGAAGACGGAAATGTATTAAATAATTTATATATATCCCCAAATGAATCTAATCTTTTAGTCCAGCAATTTAGAAGAATAAATTTAGAAGGGTTGCCAGGTTCTAAATTTGATACAAAAAAATTATGGGATGCTGCTGTTCTTGACAATGATATTGCTACTGCTGCATTAGATAATGTAGTAAATTTAGCAAACAAAGGAAAGATAAAGCCGAGCCTTAGAACAGGAATAAAAAGTGGTCAAGGTCCATCAGCACATATTTCTCGTAATACTATTGCAAAAGGTCTTCGACAACTAGATGAATACACTGCTGCCGTAAAAAGTATTACGAAGGAAAACAAAGCAATAAAAGATATGTTTGAGGAATACGGTCTAGGAGAATTAGCTATTAGAGTTGCTAAAGGAGAGAAAAATTACAAAAATATGGCTGATGCATTATTAGATGTAGAAGCACCAGAAAATTTAGAATCTTTCTTGAAATTTTTTACAGAAACAGTAAAGAAACAAAAAAGAGCAATTAATGAAGCTGGGAAATCAGCATCAGATGAATACACTGAATTAGTTAATGAAGGTGCAATAGAGCCATTAAAAACAACAACAGGTGCACAAAGAAGAGCTATTGATGCTGTTGAAAGCGGTCCTATGGATAGTCAGGTTTCAAAAGTAGATTATGATGAAACCGGTAGAACTGGAACTAAAATAGCGGACGAAGGAAAAATAAACTTTGTTGATAGTGATATGTCTTTAGATGAGATGGAAAATTTTGTAAAAAATGAAATAAAAACCATGGCGTTTAAAAGAATGATAAATGATGATGGTCAGATATCATTAAAAAATGTTCAACAAATTATTAATAAATTAGGTGGTAATAATATTGGAGCTCCTAAAATAAAAGGTTACAGCGGGCGTAGCTCTTTACAAATTATTTTTGGAGACGATACTGCTAAAGAGCTTTTAGAATTTTCTAAACAATTAGGCCAAGCAAGGACCGCTATTACTAGATCAGCTAAAAATAATCCAATAATTAAAGAATTAGACGAGGAATTAGGACAACTTAACGATATTTTTGAAAATTTTACAGGAAACAATCAATCTCTTGATGATGCTTTGAAAGCATTTAATAAAACCAGCAAAGAATTAGATCAATTAAATAATCAAGAATTTTACACAAAACTTAAAAATAATAATTATGATCTAGGTTTTACGATTGACCCAAAAACAGGAGAAGTAATTCCTGATGTTGATTTTTTTCAATTTACAGAAGATTTATTTAGTGACAAGGTTTCAACGCCAATTATTAAAAAAGTAGTAGAACGATTAAGGGAAAAAAACCCAAAGGCATTAGATGCTCTTCGTGGAAGAGTTATGGATAAATTTTTGAAAGATGTTGGTTTTGAAGATTTAACTACTGATACACAATTTATTAAAGATGTTGATAGATTATTAACAGACGAAAACATAAAAAGAGTAATAGGAAAAGTAGACCCAAAAAGATGGGATATTATTTTTGGTGACTCAATAGACAAAAATCCATTTAAACAATTTGAAAAATTAAAAACAATTAAACAGGCTTCTAGAGCAGCAGCAAAAAGCAGTACAATGGGAACTATTTTAGCTGCCGCTTATGCTGTTAGATTTGCAGGCATACCTCTTACACTTGCCTCAGCATTTCTTGGATCACCTGGTTTATTTGTTGGTGTAGCTGGTTTAACTGCTGGTTTTGCAAGTATGAAAGGATTATCAAATGCTCTTAGAAATCCTAAAATATTAAAAATATTAGCTGAAACAAGATTACCTCACCAAGCAACAAGATCACGAGATATTTCTGAGGCGGCTAATGCTATAGCAAAAATATTAAACAATATGGCAAGAGAACAAGAAGATGAATTTAGACAATTAGGAAAAACATCTCGTTCTAAATTACCTAGATCAATAAGAGGAAGGCAACAATCTTCTGAAGGTCTTTTAGGAAAAGCTGT